CATATAAACGAGTAGCTGCACGAAATATGAAGGCATCAATCCTTCTGTTATTACACTTGAGATATAATCAATGTAAATATTTTCTTCATTAGTAGCAATCGCTGGTCCAGATGAAGTGTAAACAATTTCGTAATTTTGTATTGGTAATACTCTTGTCGAGCTTGAATTATAAACTTGTAAAGGTGTAGATGATATTGCAGTTGAAGGCATTACATATTGATATGCCCATTCGTTAATTGGTGTAGTTGAAGATTTTGCTAATTGTGCTTTAGTTAAAGCAAAAGACCAAGGGTATAATGATAATGCTTGTTTCTTAACTGTCTCGTAAATTTGATTACAAACTACAGCAGCATCATTAGTAGTATCACTAAACGATGAAATTGTATCTGAACCTAATAGCACTAATGCTTGGTTACAGATTGAAACATTTGTATCTCCACTTGCCATTTAATTCCTCTAATTAGTGAAGAGGCCCGAAGGGCCTCCCCAGTATTAGTTATTAGTCTGCGTCTGCAACTGATAGAGCTGTTCCATCAGATACATCCACAACTCCACTTGCGTTACTTAAAACAGTAACTAAAGTAGAAGTTGGTACAGAGCTATCCCATACATGAATTAAATCACCAACTTTTAATACATCACTAGCATTATTAAAATAGCCAGTAGTATTAATGTCAGCAATAGCATCAGTACCAGGTGCTGTGTAACTCCACATTTGAGGAGCATTACCAGCTTTAGCTTGACCACCTATTGGTTGTAAGTTGTCTTTAGTATAAGCCATATTATTATCCTCCTCTATTAGCTTTCGTCACAAGTTACTTTTACGATACCTTCGTCATCGATAGCTACGGCACCAGCAGAGAACATAGAGTTCACCAAGAAAGAAGTTTTCTCTGGAACATAATTGATCTCAGTTTTCTGGTTCATATTCACAGCCATACCGATTGCAGATCTATGGAACGCAAAAGTTGTTCTGTCGTTAGTTGATAATGGTAGACCTCCTTCGTCTCTGTCTCCAATTACATGGAACATGAAACCTAAGAAAGTATTGATCTCACCAGACACTAGAGCTTTTACAGCAGCATAGTCTCCAGAGATTGCTCTCTCATCACCTAATAAACCAGAAAGGTTATTAGCATGAACAATGATATGTCTGTCGTCAAACGGGACATTCTTTGCATCAAGAGCTTTCTTAGCAGCAATTAGCTTTCCAACATTTAAGTTAGATGCTGCTGCTGATCCAGAAGTTACTACTGTCTTTGCTACAGTTGAAGGTGAAGATGCTGCATCTAACCCATCAATGATAAGTTGATCCATTCTTCTACCGATTGCTTTAGATACTACTTGTACTAATTCTTGTCTTTCATCAAAGTTTACTTTTGCTTGATGGAAGATGTCAGAATACTCAGCAGCATTGTAATCACTCATAGTCGCAGTTACTTGTGAATAAGTAACATTCAATGGAGTTACATCTGTCTGAGGGATACGAGCAGTCGCACTACCTTTCCCTAATTTAGGGAATTTGTAAGTGTTGCCTTGTACACCTTGTCTTAGCCTTACAGCACCTAAAAGTGAGCTTTCACCTTGATAGGCTTGTTTTACCTCGGCATCGAACAGAGTGACAAAAGCATTTGTTATTGATTGTGCCATACTTTTATCTCCTTTGTTAACACATTTTTTTTTTACTTAACTTGCAGTTGTCGGGGTAAAGCCCGGCTGACAAAAATGGTGTCTTTGCTCACCAGCCAGAAGGCCATTTATAAATTTGGTTATCTTCGTCTATAAGGATAGTCGAATTCTATAAAATTATCAAGTACCTAAATTAAAAATCTTCGTTATTAACTTTACCTGGAAAAGCTCTAGCAAACTGTTCTTCAACTTTTCTTCTATATGCTGGATCTGTTTTATATTTAGGATCTGCTACCATTTCATAAAGTTCTTGTTTACTTGCAGCTCCATCTACATCTACTGGTGCAGTTGGAATTGTTTGTTCACCATAGTATTTTCTGATTTTATTTAATGCATTAATACCATTAGCTGTTGCAGCAAATACTTTAAATTCGTCAAAATCTTGTTCTGACCATACACCTTTAGCTACTAATCCTTGTCCCCAAGTCTTAATACCATTAATGATTTGATCTGCATTTGGTCCAAGAGCTTTGGTCTCTTGTTCAATACTAATACTTTCTGCCTCAGCTTGTTGCTGTGACAATGTTTTAAAAGTTCCTACAAGTTTATCGAATGCAGCTTGGGTAGGTTTATTCTCTTTGGCCCAATCTAAAAATTCTTTTGCTAAAGGATCATTATCTACATCAACATCTTCCATTACAGATAAATCATACTCAGACGGAGCTTTGTGTTTACCCATAGAAAATTGTTTTTGTAGTTCTTTGTAAGAGTGACTTAGATCTTCAATCTTCACTCCTTTTTCTGGATCCCAAAATTTATTTTCAATATACTCTGGTTTCTCTAAAACTTTCTTTTCATTTTCTGCTTTCGCTTGTTCTACAGTTTGATCTCTATTATCATCTTCTAAATGAGGAACATAACTTTCCTCTGGATTAGGAGCTTGTTGCTCTTCTTGTGGTGCAGTATTAGCAATTAATCCGTCACCTTGGTTTTGTTCTATATTTTCGTTGCTCATTGTTTAGCCCTCTCTATGCGTTGTTGGATTTCTCTGATGATACTGTTTTGCCCTTCTCTAGCATAACCATAACTATTATCACCACCAGGTATCCATGTTGGTTGTTGTAAAGTTTTATTTATTAGAAACTGTAAAACTTTTTTTCCTTCTTCAGTTTCAAAAGTTCTAGCAAATGCTTTGTTAGTTTCTAATTCTGTGTCTTTAGTTTGACTTTTAGATTTAACATCTAAAAATTCTATTCCATCCCAGCCTTGTTTCATGATCTAAGTTGTTCTTCTACAGCCTCTACCGGTTCTTGTTGTGTGGGTTGTGCAGCTTGTCCTGGAGCTGGTCCACCTCCTTGCATCATACCTTGAGCAGATAACATCTGCATACTCTGTTGTATGATTTGTTGTTTCTCTTCTGGTGAAGTTCTAAGTTCTGAAGGTATACCCAGTTTATCTCCAACATAAGTTGCAATAGCATCTGGTTTAATTTCAGCAACACCACCTGGACCAAGAGCATTAGCAATTTGAAAGAATTGCATAACTTCATTTACTTCATCTAAGTTTTGTGCTTTTGCCAATGGGCTCACCGGAGTAACTTTTACTTGGAGCCCATTAACCTTCAAAGGGAGCTGGATCAGACCTTTCTGATCCATGATGAAGAGTGTTCTACGAATGATTGGAACCATAGTCTCAGTTATAAGTCTACCAAATGCAGCACCCATATTCTGAGCAAGTTCTTTCATTCTTTCTACAATCTCTGTAGCTGATCTCGCAGACATATTGTCTGGTGGTAAAGTATCATCAAGTAATTGTTTTTTAATATTCATTCTTAAATCATTGATAACAATTTGAGATACATTGAAATCTCCAGATCTTGGTAATGGAGCTAGTGATGCACCTTGTGGTCCACCATTTCTAGCAACTGGAATAATAGATCCAGGTTGAATACGAATATTAGATGGATTGATTACTCCATCGTCTGCTGCTGTATAAACACCAGCACAAGCAATACTAGCATTCTTTAAAAGTAATTCTAAAGTTTTATTTAAAGTTTTAATATCTGGTAATGCAGTTACTAATGGACCTCTACCAAAAACTTCTCCAGGGATTTTCATATATCTACTTACAATCCATGGACTTTGTTCTATTTTTCTAAATACTAATTCCTCTTTAGATTTTTCATGTAATATATGGTAACAATAATCACCTCGATCTAAATCATAAACAACAGCCTCAATAAGTTCTATCATCTCTTGAGGTTTATCATCTATCTGTCTTTGTAATACATCTGGAATTTTTGCATCTGGAAATTCTCTTGAAATAGTTTCAGCTCTTAATTTATATTTACGATAAACATTATCTACAGTTCCATTTGGTCCTTCTTCTAATGCAATTAAGTATTGAGGAACCGGAGTAAATTGAATTGGATTTAAATCATCGCCAGGCTGAATTAACATTGCAGCAGTACCTACAGAAAGATCTAATAAAAATTCACCAATAGCTAAATCAAAATTAGATTGTCTTAGTACACTAAACATTTTATCTAAATAAATATCTAAGGCTGATTGTACTTCAGCTCTTTTCTCTGGTGGGATTTCATTACCTGGTTCTAGTCTGCACCATTTTTTGTATGGAGGAAATAAACCAGATTGAATTCTATTTGCAAATCTTTGTACAGAATGAATAGCTGTACTATCAAAGATCATGTTCATTTTATTTTGTCCAGGAACATTCCCTTCGTAGTAACCTTCATATAAATTTCTTTGAGGCAATGCATAACGATAACAATCCTCATAGATCGTTCTCCACATTTCTTTTCTAGTGAATGCTTTGTTAGATCTATCTAATACTTGTGTTGGTTTTAAATGCATTATGCAGTTTCCTTATTTCTTTGTGCAAAATTTTTTGCAGCTTGTTTAGATCCAAAACCCCAGGCCTTGAGAGCTAAACTTAATCTTGTTGGTTTACCTTGTTTATCTTTTTCTGGTCCAGCCATGCCACCAAATCTAGCAGCAAAAGAAATTCTTCGTGGATTAGTTCCAGACTTAACTGGTCTTTTTAAATTACTACCTTCTGTTTTTTTAAAGTAGTCTCTTCCTTTTTGATTTAATCCACCACTTGGATTTTTATGTTCTTTAGAAAATCCCATTAAAAAATTATTCCTCCCAAAATAAACATCACTATGTGAGAAACAATTAATGCTTTATTGTTAAGAGCTCTTCGTCTCCACTCTCTTGGAGTATGACCAAATATAATCATTAGTAACCCTTCTTTTTATTTGATGGTTTTGTTTTTTTATAAGTCGGTTTTGATTTTGGTTTAGATGTCTTTGCTTTCATTTTCATTTTATACATTAAATTAATCCTTCCCTTCTTTTTTTCTTAGGAAACCCAGCTTTCATATTTTTGTAGGCCTCATCAGAAATTGTTGATTTAGATTTTGGTTTCGATGTACCGGCTGCCTTTTTTCGGTTCATGTAATAATACAAACCCTTCTTAGCCATCTTTCCAGATTTAGTTTTATGATAACCTTCTTTAGCCATTATTATTTTGTCTTTCCTTTTTTTCTTTTTCTAAATCTCGATGTCTAGGATTTCTCACAAACTTTTGAGGTTTTCTCTCAGCCATGATTAAGATCCTAATGTTGAGCTGTCTCTTGGATTTCTAATTGGACTTAAATCTGTACCAGCTTGAGCTCCAGGAGTAGGTATTAATCTACCACCAACTAAACTTCTACCAGCTCTTCGAGTTCTTGATGCAGCTCTTCGTAAAGTTCTAGTTACATCTTTCTTAGCCTCTGGATCAGTTTTCTTAGTAGTCTCTGTTGCTCGAGTTTCAGTAGTTCTTTTTTTAGCACCACCTCCAGTAATTACTTCTGTTACTGTTTCTACAGCATCACCTATAATTGGAACACCACCCATAATTACACCATCCTTTCATCTTCATAAGGGTTTCTTGAATATGATTGAACACTAGCTAAATTACTTCCCACCCCTAATTGTGGAATAGCTCTTTCTTGAGAAAATAATAATCGACCTCCAGCTCTTCGAGCTCTTGACTTAGCAGCTATTTGTCTTTTTTCTTTTTTCTCTGCTGCCTCAGCTCTAGCATCTCTTTCGTCTAACAACTTATTAGCTGTAGCCATTTCTTTAGGTGGTTCGTACTTTGGTGTCTTAAATAAACTTCCCATTATTACCTCTCAAATATTCTACTATACATTATCATATCGTTTTTATCGAAAGTATATTTTTTTAATACACCTTCTCTTTTAAAATATATTCTTTCAATCCATTTGATAGCCCGAACATTTCGAGCACTAACTGTTACATGGATCCGATGTAAGTTAAGTTCATCAGCACACATCTCCATAAATTTTTTTGCACCTTTATGAAATTGTAGTCTATGTTTAAAAATTAATTTCATATCAGGGATCAACCATAATTCTGCAACTCCTGGCCATTGAGGAGCTACACCAAAACAAACTATTGGTTTTCCTTTTTCATTGATGACTGTGTAAGCATAACCAGATCTGGCTGCTTTATCTAAGTAGTTAAAGTAGTTTGGGATTTGATTTATATTAGCCTGGTCCTCCGGGTGGAGATCCATCAAGGTAAGTAAATAAGATTTAAATGGTAATACAGTTAACGGATCTCTAGCTCCCTTTATTCCAAAAATATTTTCAAGTGTCGATAGGTTCATATGTTAATCTAAATCTTTTAGGGAAACATAACTGTTTCAATTTCCTTTCTGTACACTCTAAAACAACTTCTGTTTCTAATTGCATTTCGTTTGTTAACCAAACTTTTACTCTCCATTTTCTTTTAGTATCTTCGCTATCTGTTGCCATAATCTCCAATTCATTAATACACAAGGTTCATCATAATCTTCAACCATTATTAATAGATCTGCCGAACCTTTCCATCTTTTTATAGTTGCAAAACCTTTTCCATCTTTCCTTGCTTTGACTTCACAATTTAATCCACCAAGTAGTTGGACCTGGACATCATGGGGGAAATCTTGCAAGGCTCCAGACAATGGCTGCCTCCTCGCTTTAATACCCAGGTCCTCAAATAGTTTTACTATTTTTCTTTCCACTCTTGTACCTTTAATTTTAGATTTACTACTCATGCAAATATATCAAAATCTGTAGTTGCGACTGATTGCCTAAACTTAGGATTATGTCCTCTTGTTAAAGCTCTGTGTTCACCACCACCTAATAATAAATACATATAAGCATCACCGACATGGGAATGCTCATTCTTGTTTGGCTGATCTCTGTATCGTTCAGCTCCAGATATTTGTACTCTTTTAAAGTGATAACCTCCACTCAATGCTTTACGAAGTCTTTTACATCTTTGATCAATTAATAGACCAGGCTTACCATCAATCAATCTATTCATTGGCATTGCACCGGCCTCTCGTCTTACTTTGAAATCATTCGTTGCAGTTGGTCTAGCAGTTAGACCTATAGATCTTAAATGATCAAATGCAGTTACTTCATAAATCTCATCTCTCTTTTGCCCGGCTGGATCTCCCCACACTAGAACATCAAATTTTGGAAATCGACTTGCGAGTTCTGATTTTAACATTGTACCAAATCTTTCTAATCCCATATCAAAAGTTACAAGCTCATGAAGTATAACCCATCTTCCATTAGGAAGTCTTTGTCCAAAGATTGCTGCTGGAGTTAAACCAAAGTCAACACCAACTTGAATAGGTACAGATGGATCTGGCTCAAGATTTTCTGTGGCCATCATATTGTCATCGTACTCACTAATAATAGGTTTACCTTCCTGGACATAAGTGTAAAGGCCCTGGGCATAACATCTTATCCAATCAATATTCTTTCCAAGTAAAGTTTGTTCGTAATAACCAGTCGGTAAATTTTTTTTATTCTCTGCTTTAGGATTTGCCATCCACCACTTCTTAGCACTATAAATAAATCCATTAGCCTCCGGGTTTTCTGGTAAATCATCTTTAGTATATTCAATGACGGCACCTGGCTGTTTATAAAACTTCCATGCATACTGACCAGACATTTTTTCTTTTTCAGATAATCGATACCACCAATGATCATCATCCATTGGGTTCGTATCCATAATAATACCTCTCCAGGGTTTTGCTCCTCCATCTGATAAGGTGGGATAACGACCAACACGATGCGTAAGACCATCGATAACGGCCTTGGGTAATTCTCTGGCCTCGTTAACCCACGCACCGGTAAGTTCCATCGATAATAATTTTCTAACATCTTTAGGCTGGTCAAGAGCTAAGAATATAACCTCACAGTCTATTCCTGGAGCTCCGTCTCTAGGTGGTAATTTAATATGATGCGTTAAGGGTGGGCTCCATCTAAATGGTCCCCAAATGTTTTCTGGAAACAACTCTTGCCATGTTTTAATAGTAGTTGTCCGAAGTTCGGGATAAGAATTACGCACAACTACAAACCTAGAATACTTGATCCCATCCCTCGGACTTTGTACCTGGCTCACAGCTTTGAGCATAATCTCTGCTGCACAAGCATAAGATTTACCAGATCCAACTGGTCCCATTAAACCTCTAACAAAACTTTTATCTTGTAAAAATTTCCAGACTGTAGGTGATGTTGAAAAATCTAGATTTAAATTTGTTATTGCATCACTCATCTAATCTCACCTAATATATGTTTAATTACTTCTACAGTCCATCCATTACCTAACATTCTATATCTTTGAGTATTAGATACACCTTCAGTATAACCATCTGGTACAGTTTGCAATCTTTCACATTCCGTTGGTGTTAACTTTCTATAATATAATTCTGTATCTTTATTACCAACACTATCCCATTCATGTCTGTCGTAACTACCTCTACCACCACTTCTAACAGTTTTAGATTTATCTCTTATTTTTAAAATATGTTCTTTAGTTAAACTTGTAGTTAAACAATTACTTTTACCATCTTTTCTTTCTACTAATTCTTTTGCTCTTCTAGGACTAAAATCTTTACCAGTTTTTTTTTTATGTTCTTTTCTAATTTGTTTTGCCTCTTCAGTTCTTCGTTCTGTTAATGCAACACAATAAACTTGTGGTATTGATGATCCACTAGCAGCAAGAGTTCCACTAGGTTTATCTAATTTACGAATACGATATTGTTGAGAGTTATATCCTTTATTACTAGGATCAAATTGCCAATAGCTAGATCTTTCTTTTAATCGTTCTGGATTTTTTAAAAGGGTTCCTATATTTTCTTTAAATTCTAAAATATCTTTTAACATTAAACCTTTATCTTGAGGCTGAATAATATTAGGGATGTTAGTCCAATATAATCTAACTCTATTCTGAGCTGATACTAATGCACTATTAATCATAATAGGTTCAACACCTAAATGCTCACTAATAACATCTTGATATTTTTTTTTCATCCTAACATTTTCAAGTAAAAAATATTTAGGTTTGCATTCTTTTAACAACCTTACAAATTCAAAAAACAATGCACTTCTAGGATCATTAAAATTTAATTGTCTACCAGCAAAGCTGAAGCCCTGGCATGGCGAACCACCCATTAATAAATCTATAGGTTCTAAATCTTCTGCCTTAACTTTAGTTACATCACCTAAGTGTATTGTATTAGGGAAATTTTTTTTTGTTATTGTTATTGCATACTTATCGATTTCACTTGCATAATATTTATCAACTTTAATACCTAATTGATTTAATGCTATTTGACCACAAGACATTCCATCAAATAAACTTAATACATTCATGCTCGTTCTAATCTTTCTAAATAACTTTCAATCCTACTTGGATCTTCTGTTTTCTTTCCTCTTGCTATATCTTTCCAATCATTAACTGAACGACTAATAATTCTTGCACAATCCTTATCACTCAGTTTCTTTTTCAACATCACCACCTGGATCCGATCTATCTCCTGGGGTGTTACTATCCGATTTTTCATCTTCCACCTCCTCTGCCTCTATTATAGTTGGCTCTGGCCCATGCATCACAATACCAACTACTGAAGGTCTCTCTACATCTTCATGGTTTTCTAATAATCCAGATGCTTTAGCTAGAGTTCTTAATACTGAAACTTTATCATGTAATTCTACTTCCAACTGAGGACCAGCCTTAGTCGGAGTAACTTTAATTTTTTTAATTGCTTTGATTGCTGCTTTAGGAATATTCTTTGGATCTTTAACATGGACATTGCCTTGATCATCCCAATAAACAATATCGTCAATCGATACTGTTGCAAGATCTATTAATTCTTGAGCAACATTTTCTTTGTTGTGTTCAATCACTTCGGATTTTTTTAACCTTCTCTGAACCACTCGAATACCACCGAAACGATCCAGAGGAGGTTTAACGATCCTTTTTTTAGAAGGGGATTTCGTCATCAAGGTCATTAGCTCTTTCTGCTGCTAAATTGACTGGCTCGTCAGATTTGGCTGCTGCCGATTGCTGATACTGGGGAATATTTCCCTGGCCAGATTTATCATTCTCAAACACTCTAAAAAATATAACAGCATCACCTTTGTTGTATTCCTTGGATGGATCCTTGTTATAAATTTTAATATCTAGAGCTCCAGGTACGGAGGTTCTTTGCTTAGTGTTTTTATCGTAGTTAGAACCTTCCCAAGTCTCAATGATATATTCACCCTCTGAAAGAGTTGTGGTTCTCATGAGCTTGAAAGTTCTGTTACTGTGTGTCGGTCCATTAGACATATGTTTCCTTTCAGTTATGTTTCCGATTTGTTTTCACTATAAACCATTAATGAAAATTCTGCAAAAAAATTGTGAGGATCCCCCCCATATAGATCTACGCACCGGGGGGGAAGGTATGCCCATTTTTTCTGCCCCACTTTTGTTCCTTTCTGCTAGAATTATAAAGTGTAAAGGTTCGTTTACCATTTATAAATTACCTTATCTTCTT